ATTAGCAATGTCAGGTGCTACAATGTTTACATTAGCAATATTAGTAGCCGTAGTGTTTACATTAGCAATCGAAGGTGCTACTAGGTTTACATTAGCTATAGCTGTACCAACAGTATTTACATTATCTATATCTTGAGCTACAATATCGATATTAGTTACGATAGTTAGCTGGCCTAGTGCTTCTTCTGATTGTACTACAAGTACATCAAGTACAGCACCATCTGGTACTAAGTCCGTTGTCACGAATACAATAGAGTTATTTACAATATCATATAGTGCTCTATCGTTTGCTATTACCCCATCTACTTCAACACGACAGTAGTTGTCCCCCTTGATGGGAGAGCTTATAGGGAATACACGAGTAGAACCGTCACAGTTAAATGAGTGTCTAGAGGGCGTTTCCATTTTATATCCTTATTTTAGTTCTTTAGAAGTAGGAGAGAATAATCCCTCAAGTACTACCGAAGATATATTGAAATCATTAATTGATGAATCTTTAATAGTTATATCTACATTATCAACCTTAGACGACACGTGGAGGTCTAGGTCTTTTAAGCCAGCTAGGTGAGACTTAGTATAGGTTGTGTCATAATCCTTACGGTACACAGTAGCATCGAACTGCCCCTCCCCTTGGATACTCACCTTCTTGATAAGTACCTTATCCTTAGGGGTACGTACTCCAGTAAGCTGTGGATAGTAGTTAGGTAGTAGGATACTTGATTCATACGGATAGGTTACATAGGCAACGTTATCTGCTGAGGTTGTGTCAATATTATTATTGGCTACTGTATAGTCTAGCTGAATCTTATGGTATCTATAGTCACTCGTAGTTTTACATATAGTAACTAATGATGACCCTAGGAGGTAGTACTCAAAGGAATCAGCTAAGTAGCTAAAGCCATTAAGGACTGTCCAACGACTCCAGGCTGACTGTACCCGTTTCTCACCATCTTCCTTGTAATTGTATAAGTAGATAGTGTTGTTAGCGGTACAGCATAAAACGTACCCTAGAACACCTTCAGCTACTAGCTTCTTAATAGGCTCTACTAAGTACGTAGGGGTACTAATGTTTAAGTCGATACCCGTCAAGGCTAGCTTGTCAGTACGTACATACTCTCGTAATTGCTGGCGGTTGTCGGTTGTAGAGATAAAGTATAGGCTGTTGTTTACAACTACTGGTTCAACATCTACTGCCATCGGATAGTTAGTTGTATTACTTAAAGACACTGTACTTGGTGTAAATCCGCCGTCCCCTACCATCTCATACTGTGAGTACTTAGTAAATATATAGAGTGAGTTGTTAAAGGGTTTTACGTAATAAATCTTACTAGCTTGGTTAGTTGCGACTGTTACATCAATTACATCAGTAGCCACTAGGTCGAGTACTGTAGTAGCATAGAAGTTAGTATAGTTAGCTGTTTCAGATAAGGTTACACTATCTTCTGAGGCAATGCCTAGTCTATTCTTATAGAAGAACATGTCCTGAATACTACGTCCAGCCTCACCATATACCTGTGGGGAGAAGGAAGGGTTAGGGTTGTTTTCTAAGCTACCTACAATAGGTAGTGACCAATCAACAAGGTCAAACGTAAAGGTAGCAATACCAGCTACTAGGGCTGTTCTGTCCATCTTAACGGGCATATTGATTAAGCCGCCACGGTCAGCTTTAGGGTCTAGGCATTCTTCCCACGATGAACCATTCCATTGAACAAAGTAGTCAGTATAGCTCTTGTTCTCATCCCCAACAATCTTAACGTAAACATCACTGAAAGGCATCTCTTTAGGTAAATCTGTAATCTTATTTACACTCCCTTTCCACCCCTCTGAGGCTTGTGTACCCCAAGAGTCCCAGGAGCTAAATGTGAAAGCTGTCGAGTTATCTTTTGTTATCTTAATCAGAGACCCTATGACAGTAGCTGTAAATCCTGTCCCAGCATTAACCTTAGCTGCTAATAAACTTGCTGCTACATCTGAGTCTTCAGCTCCTGTAGGTGGGTCAAGGGTATCTGAGGCTGGTTTATTAGGGTCAACTGAGAATATAGTGCCATCTAGGTAAACTGCATAGTTGTAAGGGTTGTATCTGTCACCACTACCTCGTTTCAACCAATAGAAAGCTACTGCATCATAGTTTGAATTGAGTGGTGTAGTAGCTGTTAGGTCTAAGGATACTTTAGTTGTCTTAGAGAATACCCAGGTTCTATCCTGTACTGTAAGCCCTTTAAGTTTACCTGCTGATAAGTACGACTTTACAGCTACTTCATTAGAGGCTGCGTAGGCAACTACCATCTCAACACCAGCCTTATTGAATGCTCGTACTGGCTCTGAGGTATTACCTGTATCCATAAACAAGTATTCTTCGTTATCCTCACCACGGTCATAGGTATGGAATAAGGTAGCTGCCTCGAAGTCTGGTTCAGCTACAAAGGTATCTGTACGTACATAGGTAACTGGAGGCCTCTTCCCGAGTCCCTGTACAATATCAGGAACACAATTATCCATCGCTCGACATTGGCTATCTAGTATCAGCTCAGAGCTTTGCTGGGAGACCCCATTAAAGAAGGCAGGGTACAATTTGTTAATCTTAGCCATTAGTAATTCCTATTTATAATGCAGAAGGATTCGTTCCTCTATCAACCACGCGCGTACCTGAAATCAGGTTGAACTTGGACTGCTTTAGGTGTTCTCTTTCTACTTTGATTCGTTGTAAGTTCACTTTAGTACCTATTTCCTTCTGAGTAGTCTCGTCACCATTCAGGTAGATATGGAGGTGCTTCGCAGCTACTAGTACAACATAAGTCCTGAAGATATCAGGGACAGTATCGAAGGCTAGGTCAAGGCGTACTACTAATTCCACTGGGTCTGTAAAGATAGGGGACATTGTAGCAATAGTATATAAGTTACCACCTTCTAGCATTAGGTCTTGGCTTTCAAAGGCAACTACATTCTGTGGGAGTGTAATGTACCCATCTGTGTCTGGTACGTACTTGATAGTGAAGGTATTAAACCACCACTTCTCTTCTTGTTCTTCTCGTAGTGTTTCGTCTAGGACGGTACGGGCTGTCTTAGCCTCATGTCCATCATTTAGTGAATCTATAGTTACTGAGGATGGTACTGGTAATTCCCCAATGTAACGTAGCATTCTGTTTACAGCATCAATTACTGTCATATTATTTTCCTTAATTATTTTATCTGTATAGTTGTAGATACTTATAAAAATAACCACAAGTATAAAGGTAAAACCCCTCAATTAAGAGGGGCTGTAGTTAAGCTACTGTACCGCCTGTAATTACACAAGAAGCACCTGGCTTAAGAACACCAATACCATAAGAGTAGTAAGTGGTCATAAGTGTAGCAAGCTGCTCAGGGATGTAGTTTACTTCAGAAGTAACGTCCATCAACTTAGCAACTGCAACCGCTTCAGAAGTGAATAGCAATGCTTTCAGCTTCTTGTTAGTTGCACCAACTACAACTGTTGAATCAACACCAGTATAGTTAGACTTGTAAATCATGATACCTGCAATTTCCATTACAGTACCTTTGTTGATACCACCATTATCGCCAGAAGTAATATCTTTATTAACTGCTGATGACTGGGCTAGGTACGAGTAGATACGTGGAGAGACAACTAAGCTCTTTTCACCTGTAATATCTTTCTCTTCCATTGCTGCAACTGCTTCAAATACTGCTTCAATCAAAGCATCACCTTTAGCTGCTGGAGTTGCACCTGTATCAATTAAGTCGTTGTTGACTTCAGTTCCATCTGCCTGGACTGCTTCACCACCAATTGTACCTGATGTTTGAGAAGCTAGTACAACTGCTGCTGCAACTGCCTTATCAATCTTAACTGCTAATGCCTCACCTGCTTGTTTAGCAAGTTCTCCGCGAGTTTCAAAATGAAGAACTTTCTCTTCAAACTTATCAACTGCTAGTGCATAGTACTCAAGGGCATCAATGTTGATTAGACGCTCTTTTACTGGGATAGCAGACATTGACAATGCAGTACCAGGTACGTGAGTATTGGTATCAGCGTCACCCGCTTGGCCGATTACTGGGATAGAAATAGATGAACCGCTGTCAATTGACTTGCTAGTTACTAAGTCTAAGAAAAGCTGCTTACGGTCAAATGCAGTCAAGACTGAGCCGTAATAGATTTCTAAAGCGTTGTCCATTTCTGTTGGTACGCCACGAGGGGTTGCGGCATTGCTACCGATGTTATTTACTGTTAGTGCCATGTTATTATTACCTTAATGTTTGATTTATTGTTGTATTTGTAATCAATCGCTTTATTTAGTTTTCCTCTAGAAGTTATCCTTGTGAATCCGAACGCATCTTCATCTTCAGGGCTTACAGAATACTCATAAATGCAAGCATCTAGGTTACTTATAGTTTCTACAGGTCTCGCTGATGTTATTTAGGCTTATCTCTAGTGCCTTGCAAGAACCACTAGATTACACCTTAGCTAAAGTGTATCCCTTTACGTAATAAAAACTGAGCACCCAAAGGAGAGTAAATGATGCTCAATAGTTCAACTAGGTAGGTCAGTTGACACCCTATTCTTAGAGAATTCCTTTCTTACGGGAAGCTAGATAACGTTTATCGACCATAGCGGTATAGTTTCTATCCTTACCATAGAGTCGATTAGTTTGTGCTAGTTGCCACGCATTCTTATCAGCGAATGGTTGTAATCCACCACCTGGAGCATCACCTTCAAGGCGTCTCGCATCAGCAGGGATACTTTCATTCATCTTGTATTTCATGTACTCTAGGTTACGAGTAATCCGCCCTTCGTCCATCGAGGCGAGAGCTTCATTGTATTCTGTAACTACAGCTGGGTCAGCATTATCAGCAGCCCATGTAATTAAGGCTGTATATTGCTCTTGACCACCTGCCTTTTCATATACCTTGCTAGTCATAGCATCAGAGTAAGCTGTTTGCCCTTGGATGTATCTATCAACGTCTCCTTTATTAAAGCCTGATTTCTCAAGCTCTTTGTAGGAGGCCTCTGATAGCTCACCAGACGATGCAAATTCCTGCTCGTACTTCGCGGCACTGAAACCTTCCTGCGCAGCATGTTGGCTATCTGACGGAGCTTCTGGAGGGGTTACTCCCTCCTTAGGCTGCCCTAGCTTCTGCTCCAGTTCACTATAGGCTTTTACCAAGTCTTCTTGGGACTTGAATTTACCTGCAATCAACTCTTCCTTAGGAGTACCATCATCGTTGTACCCTTCAGGGGTAGTTGTAGTGGTGGTAGCTTCAGTTTCTAAGGACGCTTTATATCTAGCTACTGCTGCTTGGTCAGATACTTCTTGAGCGGTAGGTTCAGGCGTAGCATCAGGTACTACTGGAATATCAGTTGCTTCGCTCATAGTTATACCTTCGCTTTAGAGGCAGGGGCTTTAGGGGTCAAAGGCTTTGCCGGTTCTTTTGCCGGTTCTACTGGGGCTTCTACTTGTGCATGCTCGATAGGAGCACGAGGGGTCATATCAATTGTATTAGGGTTACCATCCTGAGCCTCTTGTGCCTTATCCCGTAGGAAGTAATCAGCGTCTGTAATTACATTCTTGTTCTTCTGCTTAAATTTCTCTTGCTTTAATTCATATAATGATTGAGTATTAGCCATTGTAAATCTCCTTTAGTAGCTATTATTGTTGTGGTTTTGTAGCGCCTTCCACCATATTACCTGCGCCTTGCATGGCTAGTTGGTTTTGGGCATCTTGTTGTTGTTGAGCTTGTTGTTCTTGTTGAAGCTGTTCATCTGTTTTGACTAGGCCAGTCGTATCGAAGGCTAAACTATTAGCTATCTTAGTGATATAATTACCTACATTCATCCGTTGAAGTACAATCTCAGGACTACCTAGTTCTTGTATAAGCTGATTAAATTGACGAATCTTATCCAGCTCTACATTACGCCCTAGTGCCTCTACTCCTGTAACTATTGCCAGCTCAATCCCAAGGGACTTAATGTCTGCCTTAGACTGGCTTAGTAATAAGTAAGCGAGTGGTCGTTGTAGTTCTAACGAGAGGATACTATAAACACCACCTAGAGATTTCTCTAAGTCTGCTGCCATATATCTAATCTCAGTAGCAGTTGTACGCTCTGAGTCTCTAGTTGCAGATGAAGCTGCCAGGAAGGCTTGTTCAAGACGTCTTGTAATGTCCTGAACCATATTCATCGGTACTTGTAGGTCACTTCCTTTACCAACCTGTAAGGTAGTAATATCATTCTCTAAGTCACCTAGGATACATGACCCATTATCAGCTTCATTTAAGTCATCAATATCTACAACCGACCCTGCTCTCTTCCCAAACAAGACTCGTGACATCACAGCAGAAGCTTCTAGTAATAGCTGGTAGAGTGCCTCTAACGAACGGAAGTCACCTAAGTACTGCTCAACTAAACCACGGCCATAGTTCTCCCCATTGATTGATGTCCAACGTAGTGGGATAAAAGGGAGCTTAGTATCGTCAGTATATTTTGTATCAGAACCTTCAACGAAGACCCCCTCAACTTCTTGGTACTCAAACCAGATACCTGATTTCTTAACTGCTCTGGTATAGATAGTTACCTGTGTTGATTCAGAGACTTCAGGATTCTCAGCAAGCTTATCTTGGATGTCATCAGGTAATGTATTCTTTGTAACTTCTTCCTTACTAATCACTTCCATCGTGTTACCACTAAAGTCACGGGCAACTACGAAGTTAGCCATATTGTAACTCTTGAGGCCGGTCTTCGTTTTATATAGAAGAGCATTCCCTCCAACCACTAACGATTTAATAGCTTCAAAGATAGGAACTCGTAGGGCTTCCTTCTCAATCTGCTTCATCATCTCTTGTTCTAAAGCAACTAAGCTTTTCTCAAGCTCATCCTCCCCCGCTGGGTCTTGCTGCTGTACTAATTCTACCATCTCTGGGTTAGCCATCAACCTAAAGAAGCTAGTATTAGGTGGAAGCAAGGCTAGAAGGAGTTTACTTGATAGGTTGTGAACCAGTCTAGCTCCTACTGCTTGGTAAGGAGTCTCTAAGGAGTCCGTTTCAGAAGCCCCATCATCGGTTACAACTGAGGGGATGGTTAGCTTTGAACACTCTCGTGCCCTATCAATAACAGACGACCTATCAGCATCTAGGTTCTGGAAGCGTTCACTAGCACTTCCTTCTGCTACGATTTCTTCTATTGTATATTGTTGTACTGCCATTTGTTAGCCTTTTATACTTTTGGAATTGCTTTAGTACCTGTACCTACTTGGCCTGTTCCTGTGGTATCCCCACCACCTGTAGGAATCTGTAATGATTTAGCCCCAGTCTTTAAGGCTTCCTTCTTACGCTTCGCTTCTTCTTCAGGGGTTACTGCTGATTCCTGCGTAGCTGCTTCTTGAGCTAATGGCGCGACTGCTGGAGGGACGAATACTGGAGCAGGTGCTGCTCCTCCTTTACCACCACCACCCCCATTCAAGCCTAGTACATCAACAAAGCCTTCTGTATCTTCTCGTTCGCCTGAGTCTGTGTTGTTCTTATATTTTAGTGTAATCATTTAGTTTTCCTTAATTAATTAGGGTTTCTTGTAAGAGACTTAAAAATCTTTGCTATTTCTTCTACTTCGTATACATAAGTTTCGTATAGCTTAGTACCTACTAGCTTCCTAGATAAATGCTTAGAAGTATCTGAGCAGTAGTAGTGTTCTAATGGGAGGTTACAGGATAGCGATACGTGACCTGCTTGGGTAGATAGTAGGTACATAGCCCTCCCAGTTCGATATGCAGGTAGTACGTAGATGTAGTCATTACCTACAGTAGCTGGACGTAATCCATAGTAATCATTATAGATAAAGCTGGATAGCCCAATTACCTTACCACCCCTAACAGCTAGATATAATGCCCAATGGCCATCTATAAATCTCTGGAAGTCGATGGTAGTACAACCAAAGAGTTCTGCACTTACCTCCCTTAGTAGTTTAGTTAGCTCGTCCCTGTATTTCTCTTCGTATAGTACGATTGTTGTCTTATTTGTTTGCATTCTGTTTCCCCTCTAAACTCTCATGGAGACCTAGTAGGTATCGAATTACTGACTGCTGTCCAATTAGGAAGTTCAGTTCATCAATACCTAGTAAGTCTTCAGGTAATCTATCGGGGAACTTCTCAAACAAAGCTTTAATTACTTCTTCTAATTGAGTAGGTGTAAGCTTCATTCTTAAATCTCCTTAATAGTTTAGATTACTATTATCTACTAGTGTCGTTTCAATGAAAGTAAGCTATTTCGTAGGTATTAATGGTGGTTGCCATAGAATAATACTATCACCATGTAATTGATGCATATTAGCCAGTTGCATTGTAAGGACGGCATCTTCAGACGTGAGCCCTTTAGCTTCGTACAGTTCGATAGTTGCTTCCCACATCTCTACTTCATTATTACAGTCTACTAAGGCATTGTTAGCTTTTACCTTACCGATACCTGGACAACCTTTATAGCCATCTGAGGTATCACCAGCTAATGTCTGGAAGTACATATACTTAATAGCTTCTAGCTCTGTAACTGTCACCTCCTCATCAGTGTGGTAGTTGTAGTGAGTACCTACTGACTGGTATAGTACGTCCTTATCAATTGCACATATAATATACTTGTCAGGATGTAAGGTCTTCTCAGCTACTACATAGTCATCAGCTTCATACCCATCAACAACCTTACTAGGGTAATTAGCTAGTACATGAGCTAGTAGTTCGTGGTATCCTGTAGGCTTACGGACTCCAATACGGTTCTCTTTGTAAGTGGTAGGTAGGTCGTATCTGAAGTTGTTACCCCCTGTAAATACTAGGAGGTACTTATCACAATCAACAGCAGACAAGATGTTATCTACTGCTATCTGAAAGGTAACGAAGCATTGTTCGAGGTCGGTTGTATACTCAATATCTAACTCAGTCTCAAGCCCTGCTTCTACTTCTAGTTCGTTCCATACTACTTTGTCTTCGATAGCAAACCCTACTTTGTAGAGCAGACTATCAGCATCTATAAGTGCAATTGGGTCATCCATCAGTTACTCCTCGAAGTCTTCTTCAGTTTCTACATAGACTAATTCAATCTCATCAATAATCTTAGATACATCATCCATCGTTACGACACCGTCATTATCTAAGGCTACCTGGATAGACTTATCGACAATAGAGTACCCTTCTTCCTTATTGAAGTAATGCAAACCTGCATGGTGCATAGCTTCTGCAATATAGCTATTCATAAAGGTCATGGTCTTAGCCTGAGCCTCATGAGGCTCTAAGGTCGTACCAATAGCAATTAGGTAGTGGAGGCTGTAGTCCGTATAGATAACAGCTAAGGCAGCAATATCTTCTCTAGTCACTGAGGCATGTGGGTAGTCTAAAGACTCGATGACTTTTAAGAAGTCTACCTTAGTTGCCTCGAAGGGCTGTGGGATTGCTTTTAGGTTGATTGCTTTTAATAGGCTCATTATGTATTCCTTTGTAATTGATTTATGTACACAATGTATAATTTAGTGTACATATATGCAGTTTATGTTCGTTATGTAAAGTATTTCAACTTATGTTCATTATTTAAAGTAGTTCATGTTTAGGTTATAATAGGTGACGAAGCTACACTATTAGTATAACTTCTGTTCATTATTTAAAGTAGTTCATGTTTAGTGAACATATCATATTGAGCAAGCCCCTGACTCACAGTCATCCTCAATACCTTGGTCAGAAGTACCATCGTTGGTGTTATGGTAGTAAATTTGTTTTCCTCCAAGCTTATAGTACATCAACATATCCTGCATAATAACCTTGATAGGTAACTTACCGTCAGGGAATCTAGCTGGAAAATAGTTGAAGTTGGTGCTGATGCCTTGGCAGACAAACTTCTGCATAATACAGGTAAGTTCGATGACCGCTTTGTTATCTGGTAAGTCCCACAGTAGGTGGTAACTATTACGTAACTTCTCTAGTTCAGGTACTGCTTGTGGTATAATACCGTCTTTAGATTGCTTGATGGTAATTAACCCTCGTGGAGGTTCGATACCAGAGGTTGAGTTAGTAATCTGGGACGAGGTCTCGCTCGGCATAAGTGCCATGAGGGTTGAGTTCCTGATACCTGATGTAGCCATACGTTCTCTAAGGTCTTCCCAGTCCATCGTAAGGGAGGGGTTACATACCGCATCCAAGTCCTTTTTGTAATTGTCGATGGGTAAGATACCTTTAGCCCACTTCGTTTCTTCATACAAGCCACAGCGTCCTTTCTCCTCAGCCAATTCAACACTGGCATTAATAAGTGACCATGAAATAGTTTCAAACAACTTATGGGTATCTACCTTAGCTTGTTCATCAGTATACTTTAAGCCTTTATTGGCTAAGTAATAAGCATAACTTGTAATACCTACACCTATACTACGTCTTAACTTCATCTTCTCAGCTTGCTTGATAGGATAGTCTTGGTAATCAATTAAGTTATCCAAAGCACGAACAGCAATCCTAGCAAGGTCAGGATACTCATCCAGGCTACATACACCAAGGTTGAAAGCGGATAGTACACATAATGCGATTTCTCCCTCATCCTTTCCAGGCTCTCCCATTGGTTTTGTTGGTAAATTGATTTCTTGGCAGAGGTTTGACATCCTAATAGGGGCAACCTTTTCATCGAACACTCCATACTCGTTAGCGTTGTCTACGTTCATTATGTAGATACGGCCAGTGTTAGCTCTCTCGTTAGCTACTGCTGCAAATAGGTCTACTGCCTTTATGGTTTTCTTTAGCTTAATTGTAGGGTCTGCTTCCGCAAGTAGATAAAGCCTTTCAAACTCTTTACTATCATTAAAAAACGCTTCAT